TTAGAAAGACAAAGAGTAGTTATAGAAGAAGTAGTCTTAATATCTTTATTAGCTATGTTATCAATGTTATTATATCAATTAATTATTAAATTCTTTAATCAAAATAAGCAAATTCAAGAAGCAGCTTATGAGACAACACCTAAACATATTGGAACTAAAATTACAGCAAAATTACCTTTAATTAAAAATAGATGTTCAGAAACTTCATGTATTTTAAAAAATACAGAAAGTAGATTTATCACTACACCAAAAGGTGAAAAGCATTGGATAGATGTTAAAGAAAAAGAATGTGGATCTCCATTATCATTGGATTATTGGTGGTTCGACCCTACAGATCGAGCACAAGGTTCAGAAATAACAGGAACGATAGATGGTACACTTTATGGTCATGGTATTGAAGAAACATGGGATTCAGAATTTGCTGAAGTTAAAAAGAATGAAGTTACATATGAAAATCGAAAGGTCTATCACAATGATAAAAGTCAATCTACTTTAGTCATTAAATTTAGTAGTGTAGGAAATTATGATGATACTCAAGCTAATTTAGAGCGATACTATAGTATTATTAAAACACTTAATCTATATGAGTGGAAATTAAAACATCAAACATCTCATGATTATCGTGATAATGAACGTATCTATCACGTGTATTTGGAGTTAACTTGTCTGACAACAAAGATTCAAGACAAGATAGTTCGATATACTCGTGCTGAGATACAAAACATTTGTAAAAATATAGACGATACTATGGGAGTTCGAAGTAAAACCACTGATACAGTTTCTAGTGTATTTAATAATATCACTGACATTATTAATGAAAGAGGTAATGATGCACCTGCAAAACTATCTGTTATTAAACGTAAACATTCAGTATGGCTTAATGCTAATGGTGTTTCTAATTTAGATTCACCGTCAAGTGTTAGGTTATGTTGGGGTATAGGTCATCATGATAGAATTTATTCTGTTGCTCATGTATGGGTATTAAATGAAATCGTAAGATACTCATCATCGCCTGAAAGTATGAAAAATGGATATAATGTTGCTCAAGTAGTTTTTATTGATTCTGTTCGTGATATATCTGTTATGCAAATATTAAATAAGCAAAAATTTTATAAATATTTAGAAGAAAATAAGTTAATATCTAAGTGTAATAATTTAATGTCATATACTAAAACGTTTCCTAGTTTAATACCTCATCTTATAGATAGTAAAGATTATTTAAATTATGTAAATAAAAGTGAAATTTTAGTTAAAGTAATGAATGCAGATTCGAATGAACGCGCGATAGTCGATTATCAAGGTCAAAAAGATTATGTATCACTACAGTATGGTCCTGTTAAATACGACGTTTTAAAAGCTAGATGTAATAATGCTCATGTTGTGAAAGGTGGTGATTGTGGTAGTCCAGTTGTAACAAATAATAGAAGAGATTCACGATTTATTGGTATGATTATGGGAAATATTGATGGACATATTTATATAAATATGTTATCAATTGACGATCTTAATATTAACTTGCCGGTGATTAACAATGTTGGATCTATATCTGATGATTTTTTAAAACTTATCGTACCTGGGAAGCCTACTGATTTACCTTATGGTAAAGATGTGGAATTTGTAGGTGTGTATATAGGTAATAATAAACCAGTTTCAGATATGAGTCTTAGTCATTGGAAATATTCACCGATGTCTGATGAATTTGAAGAACAAATGCAACCAGCTCCTCTATCACCCCATGATGCAAGAATTATTGAAGATGTTCCAACAAATAGAGAAGGGAAGAAATCACTTTTAATTAAACAAAATTCGATTATGTGTTCAAAATTACCAGATATAAATATTTTATTAGTTAATGATATTGTTAATCAACTTTCAGCTGAATATAGTTTAATATTGAGTGATATAAGAAAAACACCAGAAGATATGGATGAAGCGATAAATGAAGGTATTAATGGTAACATTAATAATTTGCATTGTACAAATATGGAACTTAATAAATCTGCAGGTATACCATATGTTGAGAATGGTAATCTATCCAAGAAAAGTGATTATCTTGATAATAATGAAGGTGTTATTACATTTAAAAATGATAAAAATGGTCAAAATCTTAAAACTCGTAT